CAGAGGTGGGAGGGCGCCTACAGCTACAAGGAGCATTGCCGGCGCGGCCTGCCGGACGATGCCGGGATCGTCTATTTCCATGGGAGGCCTCGCCCATGGGATGCGAAGGATGAATGGATACCGCCATTGACTGACACCAAGGACTTCCGCGACCTGATCCTCGCCCACAAGGGCAAGCGGATCTGCGTGATGGGCGGAGCAAGCACGCTTGCCGAGCATCTGGAAGGCGTCGATGCCGACCTGTACCTGAGCACGAACGGCCACGGCTGCGACATCCGCCGGCCGGATTACGTCGTGGCGATGGACGATGACTGGCACGGCGAGCCGCGCATCGGCATGCACGCGCACATCCGGGCGCGCACCGACGCGCCGACGATCAGCCCGCGTCCGTGGGCGGACTACCAGCTGACGACCTGGCTGGACGCGCCCAAGACGAGCGTGCTCACCGGCATGGTGGCGACATGGGTGGCTTGGGCGGTGGGCGCGAAGGTCGTCATCCTCGCCGGCATGGATGGCTATGACGGCGCCTGCATGGAGTTCTGTGCGGTGGCCGAGCGTGACGTGAAGTGCCCCGTCCGGGTGGCCGGTGGCGGGCCGCTGACGAAGTTCTGGCCGGCCTATGACCCGAAGGAACGGTTCGGGCGGTACGCGCCGCATCCGTCGATCGATGCCCTGCGCGGGATCGATGGCCAGACGCGGATCCGGGTACGCAAGCCGGTGACGATCCGGGGTCGCGACATGGCCCGGGGCGAGGAACTGGTTGTGATGCGCCATGAGGTCGCCCGCCTGCTGCGGCACCGAATGATCGAGGAAATCCCCATGAGGCAAGCGCAATGACGACGGTATTCAAGAACGAAGTCGGATCGGCCGTCGGCGCGGTCGCAGTGACGCCCAGTGACTCGACCGAACTGGCGCCGACCTATGGCGTCTGGGTCGGCGGTGCCGGTGACCTGGTGGTGACGATGGCCGACGGCTCGGGTCCGACGACCTTCACCGTGGCCGACGGCACCATTCTGCCGATTCGCGTCGTCAAGGTCATGGCGGCCACCGATGCGACCAACGTGGTGGCGCTCTACTGATGGCACTGACCGTCGCCCCGGCCGATGGCTACGACTCGCTCGTGTCGCTTACGGCCGCCAACCTGTACTGCACCGCCATGGGCCATGCCGCATGGACGGGCGATGACGACGCGAAGGAGGTCGCGCTGCGCCGCGCCACGCAATACCTGCTGGGCCACTACCGCATCCGCGACGAGTACCTGGACCCCGTGCATAGCCGCGTCGAGGACGCCTGCTGCGAGGCGGCGGTCCGGGCCCTGACGGGAGAGCTCTACACCGACGTGGCGGCCAGCGAGGCGGTCGAGAAGACCGTCGGGCCGATCACGGTCAAGTACGCCACGGGCCGCAACGGCGGTCAGACGCGGTTCGCGCTGATCGATGACCTGCTGCGGGGGCTGGTGGTCGGGGCCGGGGCGCTCAAGGTGGTGCGGGCGTGACGTTTTATGCGGACATGGCCGCCACGGCGAGCGAACTGCTGGCCGAGTTCGGCACGACGGCCACGCTGGTCCGGCCTGCCGTGGGAACGTACAACCCGGCCGCGGGGACGGCTACGAGCACGCCGGCCAGTCATGCCGGGCGCGGCGCGATGTTCGAGTACGCGCAGCGAGACATCGACGGGACCGTGATCCGGCAGGGGGACATGCGGGTGTATCTGGCCGCTGATCTGGCGGTGACGCCGCAGACGGGCGACACGCTGACGATCGGCGGCAAGACGTGGAAGGTGATGGCGTCTCGCCCACTGGCGCCGGCCGGCGTGACGGTGATTCACGACTGTCAGGTGCGGGCTTGAGCGCCGAGAAGAACGTCTACGCGCTGCCCGGCGCGAAGATCCAGACGCGAGAACCGGACGAGGATCTCGTGCGGATTCTTGAAGAAGTGCTGGAGATGGCGAAGTCCGGCCAGTTGCGGTCGTTCATCGGTACGGGCTTCACCGCCGAAGGCCTGCGGCTGGCGGTCTGGAGCTATCAGGACGCCGAGTGCTACGAAATGATGGGCGCGATCACCTGGCTGGAGCATGAGTTCGCCGATCGCGTCCACGAGAGGATCGGCCGATGACCTTATCCGCCGACATCAGCAAGTGGGTCGAGAAGGCCGAAGGCAACGTCGATTTCGTCGTGCGTCAGGCCGTGATCCTCGCCATGCAGGGCATCGTGTCCATGTCGCCGGTCGATACCGGGCGGTTCCGGGCCAACTGGAACCTGTCGGAAGGCGTGCCGAACGAGGCGACCTCGACCGCCGTTGATCCGACGGGGAATCTGACGATCCAGCGGATCATGGCGCAGTCGCAGGGCGTCAAGGCAGGGAAGATCTACTACCTGACGAACGCATTGCCTTACGCGGAACGGCTGGAGCATGGCTGGTCGAAACAAGCGCCGCAGGGGATGGTTCGCATTACGGCGATGGACCTGCCGCGCCGGCTCGAAGCGATTGCCGCGAGGCTGCAATGAGCCATGCCGTCGTCCGCAAGCTGCTGGAAGGCCGGCTCGCTACATGGGCGGCCACGCAATCCTTGGCGGTCGCGTGGCAAAACGTCCACGCGAGCCCCACGCCGCCGTACCTGCGCGCCTTCCTGCTTCCTGCCGAGACACAGAGCGATGACCTCGAAGGCAAGCACCGGGCTTACCGGGGAATCTTCCAGATCAACATCGTGGCGGTCGTCGGAGACGGCCCCGGCGCGGCCGAGACGACCGGCGCTGCGCTCGAAGCGCTGTTCCCGAACAACCTCGTGCTGACTTCCGGCGCGATCCGCATGCAGACCATCACGCCGATGAGCTACGGCCCGCCGATTTCCGACTCCGACACCTACACGCAGCCGATGTTCTGCCAGTACCGCTGCGACGTGATCTAGCAGTTCCAACCGGCCCGGTTGGGCCACGCAACCAGACCCGCCCTTGAGGCGGGTTTTNNACGCCAACCCCGGCGTTGCCACTGCCGCCGCGCACGGCTACTCCGACGGCGATATCGTCGTCATTTCCTCGGGCTGGTCGCGGCTCGACGGTCGCGTGGTGCGGGTGGACAACTCCGACACCGGCACGTTCGCGCTCGAAGGCATGGACACGACCGACACCGACCGCTACCCGGCGGGCTCCGGAGTCGGCTCGGCAACGGAAGTGACCGCGTGGACGCAGATCAGCCAGGTGCTGAGCTCGACCACGGACGGCGGCGAGCAGCAGTTCGCCACGTACTCGTTCCTCGAGGACGGCAACGAGCGGCGCATCCCGACGACCAAGAGCGCCCGCGGGATGACGATCACGCTGGGTGACGACCAGTCGCTGGCGTGGTTCGCCAAGCTGGTTGCCGCCGACGACGACCGCCTGCCGCGTCCGATCCGCATCCAGCTGCCCAGCGGCGCGGCGATCTACGAGAACGCCTACGTCACGATCAACAAGACGCCGACGCTCAACCAGAACGAGGTGATGGGCCTGACCGCCACGCTCTCGTTCGTGGCCGAGGCGGTGCGCTACGCGCCGGCCGCCTGATGCTGAAACTGCGCATCGCGCCGGAGGCGACCTTTCAGGCGAAGGTCGCCATCCCGGTGCCCGGCGGCGAGCCCACCCAGATCCAGATCGAGTGCCGGTACATGGACAAGCCGACACTCGACCAGAAGGTGAAGGACCTGACGGACGACGAGTTTGCCGCCGAGGTGGTGGTCGGCTGGTCCGGGGTGGACGAGGAGTTCTCGGCCGAAGGCTTCGCCTACCTGCTCAAGACCTACGTCGGGTCGTCGNNCTGCGGGAACTGACCGGGGCGCGCCCGGGAAACTGACGGCGGCGGCCCAGGCGCTGGTTCGACCGCAGCGCGATGCCGCCGAGATGTCCGCGTACGGGCTGACGGACGCCGATTTCGAATCCGAGGACACCGTACTCGTCTGGCCGCAGAACTGGCCAGTCGTGCAGGTATTCGCCTCGCTGCTCACGCAGTGGCGCACCGGCCCGGCCGGGGTGGTCGGCCTCGACTACACGGCGCTGCCGGTGGTGTTTCGCCTGCGCTCGGTGCCGCGGGCCGACTGGCCCGAGATGTTCGACCTGATCCGCGTGATGGAAGACGCGGCCCTGAAGGAAATGCGTTCGCATGGCTGATACCGCTGCACTGAAGCTGCGCATCGACAGTACCGATGCGGCCAGGGCGACCGGCGACCTGGAAAAGCTGGACCAGGCCGGCAAGAGCGTCGAGAAGACGTTCCAGGGCACCGGGCAGGCCGTCAATCGCGGCATCAAGCCGGTGGCCCCGGCGCTCAACAGCGGCCGGCAGGCGCTGGACCAGTACGGCAACAGCGCCAAGCAGACGGCGATGGCCATGCGCCAGCTGCCCATGCAGATGACGGACATCGTGACGGGCCTTGTCTCCGGGCAGCCCGCCTACATGGTGGCCATCCAGCAGGGCGGGCAGCTGCGCGACATGTTCGGCGGCGTCGGCAATGCCCTGCGGGCGGTGATGACGATCCTCACGCCGGCACGCCTTGCCTTCCTCGGGATCGCCGGGGCGATTGGCGGGCTGGTGGCGGCCTATGCGCAGGGCTCGCGCGAATCGGACGCCTTCAACCGGGCGCTGATCATGACCGGCAATGCCGCCGGCACGAGCCGCGACGAACTCGCCCGCATGGCGCGCTCGATCGACGGCGTGATCGGCACGCAACGCGAAGCCGCGGCTGCTTTGGCCGCCATGGCCGGGACGGGACGTATTGCGGCGAGCGAACTGGAGCGCTTCGCCACCGTGGCGATCCGCATGGAACGCACTGTCGGCCAAGAGGTCAGCAAGACCGCCAAGGCGTTTGCGGACCTGGCCAAGGATCCCGTGCAGGCGTCGCTGCGGCTCAACGACGAACTGCGCCACCTGACCGCCTCGACCTTCGAGCAGATCCGGGCGCTCGACGAAGCCGGCCGTACGACCGATGCGGCACGCGTGGCGATGGATGCCTACGCCACGGCGATGGAGAGTCGCACGACCGAGATCACGTCGAACCTCGGCGCGATCGAGCGCGGCTGGCAGGCGGTCAAGGACCTGGCGAGCGATGCGATTGACGCCGTTCGCGGGATCGCCCGGCCCATGGGTCTGGACGAGCAGTACGAAGCCGCCCGCGCCCGGCTGGAGGGCCTGCAGATCCAGGCATCGCGAGGCGGAGGCGGACGAACCGCCCAGCGGCTGATCGAGCAGCAGCAGGCGACGGTGGACAACCTCGCCGAGCAGATTCGCTTGAGGAATCGCCTTGTCGGCAGGCGGGAGTACGAGAACCGAATCGATCAGGAGTCGATCAAGGCCCAGCAGGAGAAGGCGAAGATCCTCGCCGGCACGCTGACCGACCAGCAGAAGCTCACGAAGGAACTCGAAGCCTACCGCCGGGCGAACGAGGCCATCGCCAAGGCCGGTGGGGTACTGGATCCGGCCAAGGTTGCCGCCGAGGAAGCTGCGATCCGGGCGAAGTACACGAAGGCGACGCAGGAGCGCCAGACGGCGGCGCAGAGGCTCACGCAGGAACTCTCTCGCACGGCCGCGACGCTTCGCGAGCAACTGGAGACCGAGGAGCGGCTTGGCCCTGCTGCGCGCGCGCGGGCCGAGTTCGAGGCGCAGATCGCCTTGCTGAAAGAGCAGCGCGTCCTGACCGCCGACCAGAAGTCGCTGCTGGCCAACGAGGCGACGCTGCGGGCGCAGCTGGAGAAGAACGAGGCGCTGGAGAAGGAACTCGGGATTCGCGAGGTCATCCGCAAGGGCGAGGAGCAGCAGGCCCGGCGCGAGATGGAATCCGCTTCCCGGCGCCTGGTGCTCGAGCAGCGTCTCACGCAGATGCTGGAGTCCCGGCGCGACCAGTACAGCGACCAGCTGTCTGCCTTCGGGCAAGGCGACCTTGCCGTGTCCCGGATCCGCGAGCAGGCGGCGATCCGGCGCGACTTCGAGCGGGCCATGGCGCAGGCCGCCGAGTCCGCGACCCGCGACGGAACGCTTGGCTCGGACGAGTACCGCGCCGCCGTGGGCCGGATTCGCTCCGCCCTCGATACGGCGCTTGCCGACCACGAGCGCTACTACGCCTCGCTCGACGAGGCCCGAGGCCGGTTCGACCTCGGCGTGAGCCGTGGTTTGCAGACCTATCTGGACGAGGTGCGCGACGTGTCTGGCCAGGCCGAGCGCCTGACGGTCGGCACCTTCCGGGGAATGGAGGACGCCTTCGCCGATTTCGTGACAAGCGGCAAGCTGAACTTCAAGTCGTTGATGGACTTCATCGTCGCCGAGTCGGCGCGGGCGCTGTTTCGCAAGGCGGCAACCGGCCCGTTGCTTGGGCTTCTCGGCGGCCTGTTCGGCGCCGGGAACGTCGGCCCGACCGGCGCGTCCTTCGCATCCGAACTTGCTGACGGCGTGCGCCCGATGGCAACGGGCGGTGATACCGCAGCGAATCGCCTGCTGCTGGTCGGGGAGAAAGGGCCGGAACTGTTCGTGCCGAAGGTGCCGGGGTCCATCGTGCCGAACGACAAGATCGGCACCAAGGCCGGCGGCGACAACATCACCGTCAACGTCCATGTCGATGCCCGCTCGGATGCGGCGCATGTAAGGCAGGCCGCCGAAGCCGGGGCGCGCATGGCGCTGGCCCGGGCGCTCGAATCCCGGGGCCGATACGGGGCATTCGCCCGTGGCTGACTACACCTGGCCGACGGGGCGCAACTTCTGCCCGTCGAACTTCCGCATCCACCGGGTGTCGTTCGGACATGCGTCGCGCTCGCCTGTGACCGGCGACGGGCAAGACCGCCCGACCCTCGGATGGTTCTGGGCGGGGTCGATGCTGCTGGTGCCGACCACGCACGAGGAGCGCGCCGAGGTCGAGGCTCGCTTGCACGGCTGGGGCGCCGGGGATCGCATGACGTTCGGCCACATGGGCCGCAGGAAGCGCGGCNNCGGATCGCATTCGGCTGGCGCACGCAGCATCACGATTGCCGGCACGAACGCCCAGACGATCCGGGCCGCCGACATGTTCAACCTCGAGGGCTGCTTCTACCAGACCCTCGAGGATGCAACGCTCTCCGGGACGACGACGCTGCACCTCGTCGGCACGTTGCTGACCGACCTCGCCAACGGCGATGCGCTGAACTTCGACACACCCACCAGTAAGTGGATTCGTACCTCGCCGATCCCGGTCGAGTACGTCCCCGGCTATTCGCCGCCCATCGAGGTCACTTTCGAGGAACGCCGTGATTGATGCGCTGACAGGCGATCAGCTTACCCATGTCCGCAGCCGGGTAGCCCGTCTTGTGTTCCTCGTGGAACTGGAAACCGAGGACGAGGTGATCTACCTGTCGTCGGCTGCCCGCGACGTGAAGTGGGGCGGCCATACGTGGGTCGGACGAGGCTCCATTGCGGTCATCGAGCCCATCGAGGAGAAGGTCGGGCTGGAGGCCGTAGGTGTGCGCCTGGGGATCACCGGCGTCCCTCTGGAATGGCGGGCCCTTGCCCTGCAAGAAAACCTCCGAGGGAAGGAATGCAAGGTCCATGTCGGCTTCGTCGATGACGACGAGCAGCCCATCGGCGACATGATCACCGAGTATCGGGGCCGCATTGATCCGCCGACGATCCAGACCTCGGCCCCGGACGAGAACGGCGTGCGCACCGCGACGATCAGCATCACGGTCGAGGGCGTTCTCGTGACGTGGGCGCGAGGGGGAAGGGGTCGCCGGCATACCCACGAGGACCAGCAGCACTACTACCCGGGCGACTTGGGCTACGAGTTCGCCGATGCGGTAAGCGCCGAGACGCACGTCCCCTGGGGAGTGCCGCGCTGACATGAGAGTTGCAAGGTGGGAGGACCGCCTCGTCGAGTTCATCGACGAACGGGCGGGGAAGGCGTTCGCCTGGGGCCAGAACGACTGCGCCACGTTTGCATCCGACTGGGTGCGCATCTGCACGGGCCAGACGCTGTTCGAGGCGACCTATGACGACGTGCATGGGGCGGCCGAGGAACTGGCCTCGCGTGGCGGCATGCAGGCGGCGGTGACCGCCGTTCCTGGGCGAGCCGAGGCCGAACCCGAAGGCAGCCCAGCGCGGCGACGTGGGGCTCGTGGAGACCGAAGGGCGCGTGTCGCTCGTCGTGGTCATCGGTGCGCAGGTGGTGGGCCCCGGCGAGGAACGAATGACGGTGCTGCCGCTCACCGCATTGCTGACTGCGTGGAGGGTCGGCTGATGCCGTTCGTTGCTGCTGCCGGGGCCGTGGCGTGGACTGCGGCTGCTGCCGGTGCCGTCAGCTACCTGACCGCTGCGCAGTACGCCATTGCGGCGATTTCCCTGCACTACGCCAACCGCTCGGCCAAGAGGCAGGCAGGGGAGGCGGATCGAATCTCCCGGCAGGGCCGCGGCTACAACCCGAGGGATACGGTCGGCCATCGCTCGCTGATCGTCGGCCGGGCCGCCATCGGGATCGAGCGGATCGTGTTCCGCAAGACGCACGGCGCGAACCGGGAAATGGTGACCTTCATCGCCTGCTTCGGCGGGCATGAAATCGATGCCGTCGAGGACATCCTGTTCAACAACGAGTCGGTCGGCCTCATGGCCTCGCGCGACTCGGACGGCTGGTACCAGGACTCGAGCAGCAAGTACGTCAAGACCGATACACGGGGCAAGGCGGTCGGCGGGGAGTGGCCATCAACGGGCGGCGAGATCGTGCTCTCCGGCGACGTGCAGTCAGTGGTCTCGGTGACGGTGGTCCCGAACGATGTCGCCATCGACCTGACGCCGGGCGTCCACTACAAGGAGAACGTCACCGTCACAAGCGGCGGGCGCTCGGTGCGCATCGAGGCACTGCCCGGCAGTGCGGCCTACGTCGGCATGCCGTGCCGCGTGACCTATCTCGTGCAGGACACCCGGTCACTAGTGCGGGCGAAGGTCTATCTCGGCTCGGAGGCCGGCGAGCGCGACCTGTACGCCGAAGCGATCCCCTTGCAGAACACCGACCCGCAGCCGGGTGACCCGCCCGAGCAGGTCTGGACATCGGCGCACCTCTTGAAAGGCCAGCCCCGGGTCTCGTTCACGCTGGTCTGGGATCGCGACATCTTCGGGGCGACGGGCTTCCCGGAGATCACGTTCATCGTGCGCGGCGCGAAATGCTACGACTTCGTGAGCGGGCAGACGAACTGGACGGACAACGCCGCCCGGATCGCGGCGTGGTATCTGATGCGCCCCGAAGGGTTCGGCGCGTCGCTCTCCGAGATCGACACGACGCTGGCGATTGCCGCGCAGAACGCCTGCGACGAGTCGGTTCCCTACGGGGAGGACGGCAGCAAGACGCAGCCCCGGTATCGGTGCGATGGCGTGATCGACGTTACCGCCAACCCCATCGACAACCTGATGGACCTGCTGGGGGCGATGGCAGGCGATGCGGTCCCTGTGGGCCCGACTTGGGACCTGTACGCGGGTGTCGCGCAGACGCCGGTCTATACGCTGACCGATTCGGACCTCGCCGGCGGGGCGGAGGAGTTCGTCCAGGCCTCGGGCCTGAACGTGCGCGTCAACTGCGTGCGCGGGCTCTACAGGAACCGCGAGTCGAACTACCAGGACGGCGACATCGTTCCCTACGAGTCGTCCACCTACATCGCGCAGGACGACGGCGAGAAGGAATGGCTCGATGTCGTGCTCCCCTTCACGACCGATCCGTGGGCGGCGCAACGCATTGCCCGGCTGCGGCTCCACCAGGCGCGCAATGCTGCGACGTGGACTGCCACCTACAACCTCGGCGCGTATCCCGTGAGGGCGGGGCAGACGATCCGCTGCCAGCACTCCGAATACGGCTTCGACGGGCTGGAGTCGGGGGCGGGGAAGCGGTTCTCGGTGATGAGTCGGCGCATGCACCACAACGGCGAGATCGAGCTCGCCATGATGGAGACGGCGGCCTCCATCTACTCGTGGAACTACGACGAGGGCAAGGAGCCCGACCCGACCCGCAACACCATCTTCCCCGACCCGACCTACATCGAGCCGCTGAACCTTCACCCGTTGGTGAGCGATGCGACGACCTACGACATTGGCACCAACGAGGAAAAGATCCCCTACGTCCTGATGTCGTGGGACGAACTGCCGCAGGAAGTGGCCCGCGAGCAGAAGCTCATCCAGATCGAGTGGAAGGGCTCGGGCGAACTCGGTTTCCGCACCGAGACGCTTACCGCAGACCAGACGAGCATCAAGCTGCGCCCGGTGTGGGGCGGCATGCTGATCGCCGGGGCGGCCCGGGTCATCAATGCACTGGGCGTCTCCAGCAAGCCCGCATTCTTCGAGCACAGGGCATCGATGGACCTGCCGGGCAACAAGCAGGCGGTGTCCGCGAACCTGCTGACGAATGCCACGTTCAAGGCGGGCACGAAGGGCTGGCGGCTGTGGAAATCCGCCGCGCAGACGGATCCAGTCACATTCGAGAAGCCATTTGAGGCGCAGCGCATTGCCGGCACGCCAACGAACGCTCTTGTTCGCCAGGCAGGCACGGTCAGCGTGTCCTCGCAGGCGGACACGGAACCATCGCGAATATCCGTCATCCCGGGTCGAACTTACTGCGCGTATGCCCATGTGCTGACGGGCAACTGTACCGCGGCCGTGCATGTCTGGTTCGGTGACGAGAACGGCAACGCGATCACGCAGGTTGGCGGGTCGATTGTTGGTCCGATGGGGCCGTCAACTGCCATGACCCGGAACATCGATGCCTACAGGGTGACTGAGCTGTTTGTTTCGGCTCCGTCGAACGCCCGGCAGGCAATCTTCATCGTCCTCAAATCGGGGACGACGCTCTCTAGCGCATCGGCGCTCTGGTTCTGCAAGCCCTTCTTTGGCGAAGTGCCCTCGGGCTCGACGCAACGCCCGCCGTGGGACCCCGGGGGGCTTCCGACTATCGACACCTCCGGGCTAGAGCGCGGCGCGGCCACCGACATCTACGCGCCGACCGTGGCCGACTACGCCACCTCCATGGGCGGGATTGGTCCTCCGGGGCCGATGCCGATCCCGATCCATTCGTTCACGCCGCAGTACGACGGCGAGATCGAAGTGACGATCAGCGCGGAGGCGGTCGCACAGGCGCTTGACGCAACGCCGGTCGGGATCACGGCGTGGCTGGGCGGGAGCAACCTGCTGGTCAAGCCCGGCCAGCCGAACCCGCAGGACAACCGCGTCACGATCCTTTCGATCCCCGCCAGCGATACCGCCGTCGGGCCGTTCACGGTGAGCGGCACCTTCACGGTGACCGCAGGGACGGCGCTGAGCATCGTCCTGTGGATCGGCCGTGCCGGCAAGCCCTCGTCGGTGGCTGGAAGTGGTGCGGTGCCCAAGCCCGTCGATACGGGCGCCGCGGTCAACGTGAACATCCGCGGCATCACCCCGCGCATCACGCACGTCAAGGCATAGCCATGTGGACGACGACTCAGGCCGCCATCACGGCGATGCTGACGGCGGCGGGCGATGCTGCCCAGGGATCGCGCAGGGAGGATGCGCTCGACGCGCTCAACGGATGGCTCGGCACGTCGATCCGGTTGTTCGTCGTGCAGACCGTGAACGGCTCCGATGTCGTGGTGCATCACCGCACGCACTCCGGCGGGCTGACGCGATCCGGCGAAGCCCTGATCGTTCCGACCACTGGCTGGACGATTGTCACGCACCAGGCATTCAACCCGAATGCGGGGGCGTTGCGAGTGCAGATTCGCAAGGCTACGGATGACAGCCGGCAACTGGAACTCGCCATCGGCGTGTCGGAGGCCGGCAGCATCAGCGGCCCCGTGGGCGCGAGCGACACGCTGGCTCTGGACCTCGAGATTACGGCAACGAATATCGCCGACCCGGCAGGGGTCCCGGCGCCTCCGGCCGACTTCACCTATCGCATCTATGACAACCCGGCCGTGCCGGTCACTGTCCATCCCCTGGTCGGGATGCACTTCACCGACGACGCGAACATCGCGAGCCCGGGCTACGACTACAACGTCTGGCGGACCTTCGACTGCCCGGAAATGGCGTGGTCGGCCATCGAGACCTCGGACAACGTGTTCTCGTGGTCGGCGGCCGATGCCGCGGTCGATGCCGCCTACGGTGCCGGCAAGCGGACACTGTTCGTCGTCCACAGTCCGCCGAGCTTCCATGTCTCGACAGGCCCCTACCCGGACGGCAACTGGCCGGCGCTGACCCGCTTCGTCGAAGCCGTGATGACGCGCTACGACGGAAAGCTGTGGGCCGTGCAGTGGTGGTCGCGCCCGGACCTGACGACGCAGCAGGCCGAGTTCGCCCAGGGGCAGGTACGCACCTACCGGGCGGTCAAGGCCAAGGATCCCGGCGTTCTCGTGTTCCTCTCCGGCGCTCGGACCTCCAGCGATTCCGTCGAGGCGAATGCCGACGTGATCGCCATGGGCACGACCGCCTATGACGGGACGGAGGCCCGGAATGCGGCCGACGTGCTGTCGTTCCAGAACTTCGGCACGACGCCTGCTGTCACGCATGCCCTTGCCTGCTTCCGGTCGCTGGCGGCGACCCGTGCGGCGCTGCGGCCTGCCCTGCTGATCGCCGTGGACATGTGCGGTGCCGATGCCACTACAGGGGCTGGCTTCACCGAAGCGCAGCACATCCAGGTCATCAAGCAGCTTCTGCTGCTGGGCGTCGGCTTCGGTGCCCGGGTGGTGGGCCTCTACGCGCATGAGCGCACGCAGGAGATCGGCGGGCCGTCCACGAACGCCAACATCCGAACCGCCATCGACGACATCCACGACGCCATCAGCGGCAAGACCATGGCACGCGCCTACGTGATGACCGACGGGACGGTCTGGATCGCGCTCTCGGATGGTACGACGGTGCAGAGTCCCGGTGGGACCTACACGCCGCCGACCGATCCGGACCCGGACCGGGATCTGCGGGTGCATCCGTTCGCGATCAACGATGTCACGAACATCAAGATCGGCAACACCTCGACCTACGCAACGACGAGCGACCTCGCGACGAACCTCGTGCGCGCCTCGGTCGGGCTCAATGGTGGCCAGAACAGCAACCCGAACGCGCAGTGGTCGATCCCGCGTTACATCGGGACGGAATCCGATCCGTGGCTGGAAATCAACGTCTATGCGCCGGGCGCGTCTTCCTCGACGGGGAAGATCGTTCGCGTGCGCTGCCCTTCCGGGGCGCTCCCTTCGCGGCCATGGAACCCGCGCGACGGACATTTCTGCGTCATCAATGGCAACACCATCCATGAGTTCTGGTACGTCGATCCGACGGTGACGCCGTGGCGAGCCGGCAGCTACACGCCTGCGCCCCTGGACGGGGCCTCATGGGGCTACCACATCGGGTTCGGCGGGAATTACACCATCGAGGGGATGCTTGGCTGGGGCTCAACCCGGGCCTTTGGTGGCAGCCAGAACTTCGGCCTCATCATGCCGGCCGAACTCGAGGCCGGGCTGATCCCGCATGTGATCGGCTTCGCCCAGCGCATGCAGGACCTGTCCACGACGAACGCGCCGGGCTTCCCCCATCGGTGGGTCTGGCCGGCGACCCGGGATGACGGCGGCGGCTCGTACACACAGGGCGCCAACGGGGTTCGGCAGGGGCAGTGCTACGCCATTCCGAAGTCGGTGAACCTGGCGGCCGAAGCGGCCTCGCGAGGCTGGCCGGCCTACGTGCTTGTCATCGCGATTGCCTTGCAGGACTACGGCGCGATCTGCATCGATCAGTCCGGATCGACCTGCATCTATCTCGAACTGACGACGCGCACCAGCGTGACGTTCTCCAAGACCGACAACTCGGCCTTCCGCAGCGGCCTCAATGAAGCGTGGGGGATGCTGCGCCGGGTCACGAACCACACGCAAGCCACGCCCAAGGGGAACACGTAGATGGCGATCAAGGGCGACGGCGCGGGTGCGCAGCACGAGATCGTTGCAGTTGGCTCCGGCCTGCCAGCGAACACCAATTCGATGTGCATTGCCATCCATGGGCGCATCGACTCCGATCTGAACCGGCTTGCCGGGATCGCCAACCTCGTCAAGTACAGCGGCACGCCAACGGCTCATGTCCTCATCGTCGATTCGGACGGCACGTCGCTCAAGCTGCTGAGCAACTACTTCGAGTCGGATCCGACCGGCGTGGTGGCGAACCTCGGCGTGGGTGACGGCTACACGATGTTCATCGAGGGCAGCGGCACGACGCTGACGCTCTCGGTCATCAAGGCCGGCGAGACGAGCATCGCGACCGACTCCACGACGCAGACGGCTTTTGTTCCCGAACGGCTGTACCTGCTGGGCACGAACAGCAGCGGTTCGAACGAGTCGGCCGACGGCACGATTCGCTGGGTCGGCATCTGGAACACGACGCTCAACGACACCGAGAAGCGGGCCGTTCACCTTTCGGGGCCGTCGGCGAAGTCGGGCGCCATCACGAACAGACCATTCACGGGCGGGAACCTTGCCAATGCGCTTTCGACGGGAAGCGGCGCGATCTTCACCGTCGGCGGTGGTGGCGGCATCACCTACACCGAGTGGGAGGACGCGCCGGCACCGGTCACGATCACGATCAGCGGATCGGCTGATGTGGATCTTCAGGACGCCACGATCCCCGATCCCGGCACGGCACCGGATATCACCACGTCCAGCCTGCCGTCTGGCCAGGTCGGGGTGGCGTACTCCGCGCAGATCGCCGTCACCGGTACGGCGCCTATCAGCGTCTCGGTCTCGGGCCTGCCTGCCGGGCTGGCGTGCAACCCCGACAACACGATCACGGGAACGCCCACGGGCACCGGTGGTATCGGCGGCACGTACACAGTGACCATCACCGCCGAGAACGCGCACGGCTCGGACAGCGAAAGCCTGTCTCTGGTCATTGCCGATGCCGGGGTGGCGCCGCCGGTCATCACCACGGAACTGTTGCCCGAGGCGACCGTCGGCGTGCTCTACGAGTTCACGTTCTCGGCCTCCGGTGCGGGCCCCTATACCTGGACCTTCTCGGGCCTGCCGGTGGGGATGGCGGCCAGCGGCGCGACGATCAGCGGCCCGCCGAGCTTCGCCGGCATTGCCCTTGTCTGGGTCCGTGCCAGCGGCCCTGGTGGGCTGTCTGTGCCCCGGCAGTACGAACTTCGCATCAACCCCGCCCCGGCGAAGACGCGCATCGAGTCTCCGTGGGCGTCCGTGCTTCGTCGCTAGGAGGACCCTTGGCTGAATCTGACCGCGAGATCGGCGCGCTGGGCGCGCAAGTCGAAATGCTTGGCGAGCAGGTCAAGGCGTTGACCAAGCAGATGGCCGAGCAGAACCGCACGCTCCAGTCCATCCAGCTTGAACTTGCGTCTGCAAGGGGTGCGGGTCGCGTCGTCATCGGGATTGCCGTGCTGTTCGGCGGCATCGCGTCGTTCATCGTCCAGAAGTTTCTG